CATATTCGTCAGACTGAAGAGCCAATTTACTGGTAGGCCCCATAAGCTCCACATCTTCAGCCCATGCCATTACGCGCACACTTATAGTTGTGGAAGCTGTCGATAAGGCAATATTTAATGGCGCAAAAACGACAAACGATAGTTTACCCATTTGTTGAACATCCGTAACACTCGTAATATCTAACCAATTCTTATGATAAAAGAATGGTAGAGTCATCTCTGCACCCTCAGAATTCTGTGGATATATGAAAGTTTTAGGTCGTTGACTATAAGCACACAAAGCAATCTTTTCGGTGCCAACTGTATCCACAACCGGACAAGGATTGAAATTGTCGCCAGAAGCTGAATGACTTAATGGTGCATAATGCACCATAATAGCAGAATAATAAAAAGGTGAAGCATTTATAACAAACTTTAATTTCAAGTTGCATCTAACTAGAAAATAATGATCTAATTTACTTTTAATTGAAGCATTATCAAAATACAAATGCCATGGAAAAAATGAGTCATTAAAACTCAATCCCTCTGTCCATGTTAATGATTTTATCAATACTGGTCTACTAAGAAAATTAGATAATGGTGCTACAGTAGATCTATCTATACTATAATCTCTCATAGTACATGGAATATCTAAAACATTCTTAGATTCAGACATAGAAAATTCAACATTAACTTGTTTCGTATCCGAATCTACTTCTGATGTATTATTATCAGCAACAGGCTCAGATTGAACCATGCACATTTTATAACAACGATCAGAAATAGAATTGGTACAATCAGTAATATTTCCATAATGATCATACTTTGATAAACATACATACTCAGAATAATCCGAATTAAGATGTGGAACTCTAGTAGTTAAAGATTGTTCAGATGTAAAGATTTCCTCTTTACGCGGAGCTGTGATTCGTTCACAGCACACGTTGGCTCGTTTACACGGACGGCCCGCCTTTTTATTGTTAGGAATCTTTTATAAGATGAAATAGCGGATTAAACTAAATCAAATTTCCAGGTTTTAACCCCTGGATGGTTCAAGGAACCATAATTATTCTTTATTTAACGTGAGGTTAATTACCGACTCACGGAGATGATATTCATCTCGTTTGATTTGCGAATTTTTATAGAATTCCGAAACTAGTTGTTCCCAGGGTAAGAAAGTGCTCTCATTAACCCAGGCATCAAGATTTAAATCGTGAATCATATTCTTGAAAAGTAGAAGTTTTTGATTATAAACAGCCTTACCATAAAAGAAGTATTCACGTAGTGCAGTAGTAACAACACTAATAGTTTGCTCCTCTTGTGATACAGACTTGGATTTTACCCAAACCATCAACATTTTCTCAATAGAGTCATGTTCCAAAGGCGCAAGATGGAATTTTACATCATCATCATACACCCAAGATCGTTTCAAAAAACTAGCTTGAGAAATATCGACAAATGGTAC